GGTCGCGGATGTAGCCCGTGCCGTTCTCGCCGACACTATTTACGTAGGTACGCCATTCGCTTTCAGAGATTTCAACAAGCCCGGCATCTACATACTCCTGTCTCGCCTCACGGGACATTTCATCGTCGACCGGATACGTTTCTCCTCTTTCCCCATGTTCGTTAAATTTGCATAGGTATGTCATTGTGTCCTCCTTCAGTAACCAATAGCGAGGTATACGCCGGATATACCCCACTCATTATTTCCGTTATCGATAAATGTGATGCTGTCCGGGGTATTCATCTGTGATACGAATTTCTCCTTCGTAATGTTTTGTGCACTCGCATTCCCGACAATCCAGTTTTGATTCGTGTGGACACTAGTAGCATTGTTAACGACTACGAGCGCATTGTTGGGAAATGTAATCGGAAATGTGATACTTTTCACACCTGTCTTAAGCCCGTTAGATGTTTTGAAATCATTTATGTTAACGGTCGATATTCCCCACTGAATAATCAGCCCGCCGAAAAATCGCCCCAACTTTATGTACCCGTTTGTTGAGAGATTGCACGTCAATCCAGAAGCAGTAAGCACGTTTTCAAGGAGCTTGGAAATGTTGCTTTTCACCCACCCGACCGTCGTGGGCTGTGCGTCGTTCTCCGTCCCGCCGCCAATCACTTCGAGCGTTTTGACAGCCACTTTGTCAAAAAATGCACTACCCCAGTGTTTCTTTTCCGTCCCAATGCTGCCTTCGCCGCTTGCACGAGGGACGTAGTTTCTTGTTGCCATTTGTCACCAATCCTTTCTTTACATTGCCTTTGGCATGATATTTCCATCCTCATCCAACTCGTAGTTGACGCTGTAATGCGGCTCTGCGGTCGGCATGATGCCGCCGTCCTCGTCAATCTCGAACATATCCCCGTCGATGGTATAGAGACGCTTGACTCGCCAGACGACCGTGCCATCGGTGATGCTCTGCCCGAGACGCACGCCGCTCAAGTCTTGCAGTGTCGCCGCCGTTGTCCCCGCCCGCACGCACTCAAGGCGCAGATCGTGCCGTGTGAGCTGCGTATCGTAGAGGATGTCGCCCAGCTCGTAGCGCGTGCTGCGCTGTACGAGTCCTGCACCATTCGCGAGCATGGAGGCGTTGACCAGTCCCGCAGGGTCAATCCGCACGGTGATATTCGCCGCATTCGACACGACGATGTTCATCGCGTACGTCGCCGCCTGTTTGAGTGCGGCAGTCTTTGGTGGGATGGATTCGGGATTCGGGTCGAGCGAGATCATGTAGAGGATTTCTCCTCTGTCGGGATCCTTTGCAAAAAGCCCCCACTCTCTCGCGTAGAACGCCGCCGTGACATTGGACGATGAGATGACCCCTGTCACGGTACACATGCCGTCCTTTGCCACAACGCTGCTGATACCAAAGACGGCTTTGGGTCCAACGAGATCGGTCAGATTGTCAGTCGCATCCGCGCCCTCCGTCCCGTCCCCGAGTTTGATCTTGGTCAACTCGAGTTTGCACAGCCCCGCCTCCACCTTGATCTGCAGGTCGTTGCCCGCTTTGGTGAGGCGGCCGCCTGTCCAGTTTGCCATATGTTACTCCTTCCTAGGTCTGTGTGACCTCAAGAACTTTGTAGATACTGCCGATACCGCCCACATGGAACGTGCTGCCGATCGCCGCATCCCGTACGGTTTCGGGATAGACCTCGTATGCCGTGTGCGCGGAGACTGCTGCGCCGATATACTGCCTTGCCTCAGCCGTCGCGTCCGTGATCTCCGCCGGGCGTATTTCGTAGGTCGTGTGGATGGACGGGACGGCAACGTAATACATATCATTCTGTGCTTCGCGTCGGAATCTGAGTTCGTCGAGCCATGACCTTGTATTTTTTGAGGCATTTACAACTGCAAGCAAGCGCCCCCTGTTCTCCTCCGTCATGTTTGGTGCGTTCAAAACATCGATGCGAAAATGATAGGGTTCGCCGCCATATTCAAACCATTCCGTTACGACGCCACCCTTGAAAACGGTCCGCGCCATTTTCTCAACGGCGGCTTTTGTCCCTTTGATGCGATGCCATGCGATAGACTCACGCACGAGCTGACGCTTTGTCTCAATGCTCATGGATGGCTCATAGAAATCGACGTGCCATTGCCATGCGAGAAGGTCGATGACTTCCTCTGACAGTTCGTCAAGGCGCGGTAGAAGCAGGGCGTTCCTTGTCGCCGCCGTGATTTTTTGCAGTTCATCATCGAGTGCCCGCGCCGCCGCATAGATCTGTTTGTCGGCGAGGAGATTCGGCGGCAGGATGTCAAGGAGTGAAACGCTTTGCAGATCTTTACTCATCTTCCAGACCTCCAAATGTCACCTTGACATGGTCAGCGATGGCGACTTGATTCTTTTCGGTCTTTGTGAATACGGGCGATTTGATTTCTGCCCGCTTCACGCCCGCCGCGCGCAGCCGATAATAAAGCTCGGTCGGGTTGATGTCCCTGCCGAGTTTCTCTTTCTGCCATACGACAAATTCCTGTACGGCGTTTTCCGCGCGGGACTGTATCGCTGACGCTTCCGTCGCATTACTGCGGTCGATGTAGTAGACGGCATCCACGTCATACTTGACGCTCTCTGGTGCTTTTACGCTCACCTTGTCCGTCAAAGGGCGGATTCTGCGGTCATTTAGCTTCTCGCGTACAAGCGTCAAAACTTCCTCGCCCGGGATAATACCTCCCTTGAGGAGCGGATATACAACGACTTCTCCCGGCGCGGGACTGTCCGGATACACATCCGCGATGAGCGCGGATGCCGCCTTTGCGTGATACTCATAGGCAAGTGTCGGCCCCGCTGTGGAAAACTTCTCCGGGGCTTCGTGGATACGCTCGCGATAGGCATCATCGTCCTCCACGTCTGCACCGCCCTCGCTCTTGGTTGTGTTCTCCGCCGATGCCCAAAATGGCACAGGATCAACGATTCTGCTGATCTCTCCCGGTAAATATCCATTTCCCCGCTCCCCGTTTTCGGTGCAAGTTGCCGATGCTGTGACGTATAACTCGCCCGCTGGGATGATGGCATTCTCATTGAGCGCAAAATAGATATTATCCCCCGCCGTAACCCGCGCCCCTTTTGGGATGATGACTGCCTGCTCTCGTACTGCCGAAAGCGTGAGTTTCATCGTTGTCGCTGCGGGGCTTGCAGGTAGGCGTTCCGTCCCGACGAGTGCGCCGATATGGTCGAGATAGCTACCCTTCGCGCACGCAAGCAGGTTCATCTTCGCTGCTTGGTCAAACAAAAGGCGCTGCTGGATCATTGCCGCTTCAAGGCCGAGCAGGAATAGCCGCAGTGGATCGGCTCGTGCAAGTTTCCGCTCAAGCAGCCCCTCCACGATCTCCAAGATGTGAATCTCCATCTCTTCCGGATTGGCATCCACAAATTTCAGATTCTCTAAATTCTTGAGTCCCACTTTTTCACCTCCCCGCACTATTCGTTGATTTGTACTTTTATCTTCGGTGTCAGCCGCCCGCTCTCATCGCCGTCAAAGTCGATGGACTCGATGACCGCGCGCGGCTCATAGCGGCGTACTGCGCGGAATATCTCGTTTGAGAGGTGCGCCTTTGCGAGGTTGACGGGGCGGTCGATGACTGCACCATCAATTCCAAACTCACGATCCATCGGTACGGAATATTTGACGGTCGAGATAATCATGCGGACGTTTTGCAGGACTTCCTCGGCGAGCGTCACAGGGGCAAGATTGAGCGGCGGCATTTCTCCGCCGTTGATCTCGTATGTCATATCACAGTCCTCCTAAAACAGAACCCGCAGTGTTGTATGCTTTTCCGTATTTGTTCACGATGCTTTTCTCTTCGACATAGTTGCTGTCATCGTATTCTGTGAGGGTGAGGGACGGCGTGCATTGGAGCAGTCGCCCGTCCGCCGTCCAGTAATGCCCCGCCTCCTTGATACTGTCCAACCGCCAATAGCACTGTGACACTGGCTTTCCTCCGATGATGAGCGGGAACACCGCGCCCGTGTCGCGCATCTTACGCAGTTTTTCGAGCTGTTTGGCGACGTCGATTCCATGCGCCGCATCAAGAATGATGCTAAAAGTCAGTTTTTCAAGCCCCGGGCCTCCAAATTGGCTGACGGGCTTTCGCATGAGCAGGTCATGCTCTGTCCAGCGCCCCGTGCTTTCCCGCTCATAATCCATCGGCGTGAGCATATAGTTCGGCGACACAACAAAGACAATATCGCCCATGTAGCCGATATACACGAACTGTCACCTCCTCCCGCTGTCACCGTTTCATCCGCCGATGAATACGTTTCCGCTCCCTATTGCGACGCTCCCGCCGCATGACACAGGATCGCCGATGCGCCCCGCTGCACGTCCGTTGATGTATACCGTTCCACTTCCGGCGGCGATGTTGCCGCTGTGCGGCGGATGTACAGGGCATCCGTGCGTCGGATAGCTGTCACCGACGCGCCCCGCTCCCTTCCCGTTGATGTATACGTCGCCGCTGTGGGATGCGAGTCCGCGCGGCGGGCACGCATCATGGCCTGTGTCGTTGTCTCCCTGTCTTGTTGCTGCTGGCATTTCTATTCCTCCTAATTCAGATCAATGCGCGGCGCGGTGAGCTTCAGCGACTTTGACGCGTGAATCTCCATCTCCCCGTTTTTATTTACGATGTAGCTGCCGTCTTTGTAACGGATACTGCGCACATTCGGATCGCTCTCAACGGGCGCATCAGTCTCGCTATAAAATGCGCCGATGACAAACCCCTCGCCGGGGCCTTTCCCTGACGTATTCGGCAAAAGGACGCATAGGACTTGTTCGTCGATTGCGGGTATCCAGTAGTCTTTTGTGTCCTTCGTGCATCGACTCATGACGGCGAGTTCGGCAGTCGTGCGGTTGTCCTTGTCGGGACGGCGTACAATGACCGTTCCCGGCGTATTGCCATAGGATGACACCTGCCCGATAAAAATACACTCCGAGAGCGCCGCCCCGCCCGAATCAGTAGCCATCCAGACACCTCCTTATATCAACGCTTGTTGTGTAGGATGTTGTGACGTTGTGCGACACCTTCGTCACGAGGTATTTCCCGTCAAATTTCCCAAAATTCTTGAGCAGGAGCGTCGTCCCCGCCGCGAAATTCGTATTCCCTATGGTCGCGAAGCTGCCCGTCACTTCCTCCTTGTTTGCTTCGCGCAGCTTTTTCTTCGCGAGGCGTTCGGCTTCGGCGGTATTCTCCACCTGCTCACGCACGAAAAGGACGCGGCCCTTTTCCTTTCCGGGGATGGTGAACGCCCCCTCAATGACCTCTTTTTTCTTTCCCTTCTGGTACTTGACGTGGCAGCTCCCATAGGTATCCCGCGTCTTTGCGCGCATATTGTAGGAGAGCAGCCAACGCAGCGGCATCGTCTTGTCATCGAGTTCTGCTTTTACGCCGGGCTTGTAGATGGTGATAATCGGAGTTTGCGCCTCATATTTCTCATCATCGAAAATGACAGTCTGCTCCGCCATGATCTTGAGGCT